GGGTCGTTTTCCATGAACGCGTTATAAATAAGCACTTGCGGCTGTTGGGGGTTCTCATAAGCGGATAAGTATTTCTCTGGAATGGCCTCCAAGGCGGCCTTCCATTTATGCATGACCATGTTTTCGATTTCACAGGCCACCGTTTGCCCTGAAAAGTTAATAACCTTTTGGATACCCATAGCATGATAGACAAAGGGCCGCGTCATTTGCTGGGTTGGACTTTCAGCCGTATCCCTAACAGTGACTGAGTTGCCATCTATAAACACAAGCGGCAAGAACTTAAAGTCCGTTTCCACGTAATCCAAAATCTTGTTTTCACAAAGCCTATAACGCACAATGGTTTCAATCATGGTGTCGCGTTCTTTGATGATTTGCGGGGGTTGCTCGATAAAGCCCTGCTCTTCCCAATTCTTTATGATCATGTCGTCGTAATCTTCTTTTTTGATGACATTACCGTTGGATAAAAGGGCTAACCTCATTTTCTTCTTTTTCTTTTCGTAGAAGTCACAAACCATGACTATTTTTTGGTCGGCTCCCTTGTAGCTCCAATTGAAGCTTTTAAGGTTAGCACTTGCTATGAATTTAATTTGACTGGCTGCCGCTTTCCCAAACTCGGCTTCAAATTCTTCTTTTGTTTTAGGGATTAGTTCAAAGCAATATGATCCATCCCCTTTGTGGGATTCACGCGCCATGGGGTCAAAGCCTGTCAGGGTTGGATCAAATACGCGTTCTACTTTAATGTTTTGTTCAAAGCTCATTTCATTGACATAATCAGTGAAAACGCGAGCGACACTAAAACCACCGCCAAGTAAATCAGTATAGATTTTGTAATTGAGTGAGTCATTGGTTCCATTAAAGAAAATCTCCCGTAAATATGATTCGACCAGTTCTCCGGTTTGCGTGAAAGCTTTGTCATCCGGGGCCACCATTTTGCCATCGGCTGCCCGAACGCTTAAGGATGGTTCCTGCTTTGCAAATTCGCCACGAAGGCGTGAAATCATGGCCTCTAATACGTTAAACTCAATTGGTGGCTTGCCTAATGCCTTTAGCTTTTCTTTCTCGTCATCATCAAGTGCTGTATTAAAAACAAAACGCATGAAAGTATGAAAGCGTTTGTTATTTTCAAAGGATGATTGATAAGAGTCCTGAACTTTGTCCTTTAGTTCATTTAACCGTTCTTGATGGCTCTTCGCGGGATATTTCTTTGCGGCTTCCATGTGCGTTAACTCCGTGTCTTATTGATGGCGTTTAATCGGTTTTCAAAGTTCCTAGACATCCTGTCCAAAATCTTATTAGCGGGCTTTTCTTGGAAAGCACTCTCAGGATATGCAAACGTTAAACAAAATGCGTCTGCCTCATCAGGGGAACGTAAGCCCCGTTTTTTCATGTCCTCTTTTTTCTCAATAACCAGGCGCGACTTAGAGTCGAATGAATAACGAGGCGCACATAAATCGGCGTGGACGCTGTCCATATCGGGTAATTCGACCGGTTCATCCTGTAGGTATTCAAGGGCTAGCCCCCACATCTCAGCACGTTTATTGAAGTATTTGTTGCTATTTAATGGAGAAGAGCCGGCATTGACACCAACGACAATGTGAGAAAGCCCCAATTCTTTGCAGCGATCGATAATGCCCGCCCCTAAGCCCCCGATATCAACGAAGACCTTAGCTGGGTTATGTTCTTGAATTAATGTATTGATGATGCCGGTCACTTCCATTGTGTCCTTCTTCACATAGCTTTTAACGTTAAAATTTCGTCTTCCTTGACGAAACCAAATTGAGGTACGGTCATCCCCGAAACGGGCCGGATCAACCCCAATGAGCAGTGGCCCGTAAGCCTCTGCCGTTGTCTTACGTGCTCTCATAACTATAGACGATGATATAAAGGTGTCTTCACCCGTGAGCTGGAAAGCCTCGTTGCTATTGCAGGGGTATTCTTGGCTGAAGGCTTTTTCGCCATCCATGCCGTTTACGGATAGGTCAATGATTTTGTATCGACGCCAAGCCAATTGTTCGTCATTTAAGCCGTACAACTCTTTTAGCTCTATTTCCTTTTCGGTTAATGCAAAGTCTTCATTTATATCGCGCGAATATTCCTCTTGCCAAAACCACGGTACGAAGACGGCTATGAAGTCCGACAATCCAGCTTCAGCCTTTTGCCACATTTGATGAAAGTAATTGCCTACCCCATTGGCGGTAGACTCCAATATGATCTCCGTGCCATGTGCATCAGGCACGGCTTGCAGTATACCTTTGGCGTGTTCGGCAGCATTGGCCCAGAAAGCGACCTCGGAGCCGTGGAAAAGCTGAATAGTGGATGAACGGCCAACAGACTTGTTCTCGGCGGTCCCGAGCTTATAGCCCGATTTCAAATCACCAAATATTAGTTCTTTGGTGTTGTTGGTCGCAACCGAGGGGCGAACGAGTTCTGGGGTATTCTCATAAAAAAGCTTGGCCATCTTAAATAGATTGTTAGTGGCATCCAAAGCATGAGTTAAAATAAAAGATTGAATGCCGAAACTATGAATGGTTTTATGAAAAAAACGACCACCAATGTAGGTAGACATGCCCTGCTGCCTTCCTTTCAAAACTAATGCACGGACCCTTCCGGTTCTAGCTCTTTGTAATTCTAATTGCTCGTGGGTATGATTTTGAGCACGATTGAATACGAAGGGATTGATTTTACCCGCTTTGGTACGAATCTTAAGGCAGCGTTGAGAGAAATGGATTAAATCATTTTTAAGGCGTAGTCTGATGCGCTTTTCATCGTCGGTCATTCCATTTCCAAGTCCAGGAATTTTTCTAATTTACGAAGGCGCAGGCCATGAGATTCTTGAAGTTCGACGATTTCCTCAAGATGTTCTTTTGTGGTTTCGCAAAATTCTATTAGATGGGTAAGAATATCTTCGATTTTTGCTAATGCCTCATCTATTGAAACGATTGTCATTATTCAAGCCCCTTTCTCTGTAGGACCGGAATCAATCGGTAAAGACAAACAGTTATGTTCTATTGAATATAAAAGAGATTCGTGTATGGCTGCGGGCACATACGAAAATAACTCTAATGCTTGCAAGGGCGTAAGGATGATTGCTTGATCGCCTTGTGAAAAATAAACGACCGGATCTCCCAAATCCTCTGACAGACCCCAAGAAACCTCGCAGCCAGAACTAATTTTCGGCTTTTCAGGAAATTTAACGATTGTCATTCCAGCTCCTTCAGCGCGTCTTCGTGTTTAATATGTACCACCTCGGCTTCCTTGCCAAAGCCCCTATCAAAAACCTCTTGTATTGCTTTTATATTTCCCTTTTGGGCCTGGTTTAAAAGAGATAGGATAATTCCCTCTAAAATAGACTTATCTTGTATGGAGCCATCAGGCATTTTAATTTTGACATCGACATCAAGATATTTATGTATGCGGTCTTTTAGTGATAGCGAACCTTTAGGTCTTCCAGCACCGGGTGGATGTTCCCCTTTCTTGCATTGAGTGGCCTTAAGGGCAGCTAAGCTTCCAGGCGATCTACCGCGATTATCCTTTTTTTCTCCTTTTATCATGCGACTAACTCCGCTTTTCTACCTGTTAGTTTTTCCCATCTCGCAATAATGACATCACAATAGTTAGGGGATAGCTCCATCATGAAGCAACGACGCGTTGAGCCAGAGCCGCCAAATAAGTCTAGGACTGTTTTTGAATCAGAGGCATATTCCTTGAAACACCATAGTGCTAGCTCTATGGGTTTTTGGGTTGGGTGAACTCTTTTTTGCCCCCCCTCCGATGCTCTTGCATTTCCATTCCACATATGTTTAAAAATACGAGTTGCTCTGTTTTGATTCGTCCATGCGAGTTCGCAGTCGGCAAAGCTGGTTTTTCCATTATCTTTATCCCAGACAATCCAGCCCTGGGAATCCTTGAGTGCGCTGGAATAGTAATTACCACCCCAAAAAACTAAAATTGGAATGTTTAAGCTGACGCATAAATTATATGAATCGATGGCGGTTTGTGTGCTATCGTCACCTATAATAGGTTCGTACTTATTATTGCTTAAACCTATTTTCCCTTGTCCATTAACAATGTTAACCCCATAAGGAGGGTCCGTATAAACCATATCGATT